ATCTGCTGACATCAATGAAGCTGAATTAGAAGAAATTCTTGCACAGTTAGAAGAACTTTCTGGCCATGGTAAAAAAGAACCAATGGAAGAGGAAGACGAAATGAATTATGAGTCTTTAAATGAAGCTGAAGATGATGATGACGATGATGCCGATGCCGGAGAAAATCCTGAATCAGAAGATGAAGAAGGCGGAGAAGTTTCTGATGCCACTAAAGTAATAGAAATTACTGTTGGTGACTTAAAAGAAATACTCAAGTCTGTAAATCAATAAAGCATGCCTGTACAAGATATGGGCGGTGAAATGCCTTCTGATGATTCTGGAGCTGAATCTGATATTTCTCTCGAAGAGATCCTTGCAGAACTCGAAGAAGAAGAAGGGTATGTAGATGTATTAAGTGCTCCTGGATATGAAGGAGGTAAGCAACATCCACAACCATCTGAAGCTAAAGATAAAATGGAAGAAGAGCTTGAAGAAGCAAAGTCTACCATCGAAACACTTCGTCAAAACTTACAAGAGGTTAACTTACTTAATGCTAAGTACTTGTATATGAATAAGTTGTTTAAATCTAAGTCTCTAACCGAGTCTGAGAAAGTAAAGGTAATCAATGCTCTTGATAGGGCTGTTTCTGTAAAAGAGGTTAAAAACACCTATGAAACGTTAAAAGAGTCTTTCGTACCTAAAAAACAACTTAAAGAATCAATCGGTTTTGCATCACAGCCTGCAGGCGTAGCTCCTAAGAAGCCTATTATCGAACAAGATAGTATGTTAAACAGGTGGCAGAAACTTGCTGGTATTAAATAACAAAACAATAAATTAAATAACAAAATGGCAAATTTAGTACAATCTTTATTGACTGAATCCGCTAACTCAGCTTTCGCTGATCAACATGGTGTTGCTCAACGTTTGACTAAGAAGTGGGCAAAGTCTGGCCTTCTCGAGGGCTTACAAGAATACGACCAGAATAACATGGCCGTAATGCTCGAAAACCAAGCTAAGCAGCTTGTAGTTGAATCTTCTAACACTAACGGTAACTTAAATGCTGGCGGTGCAACCTTTACTCCTGGTACTGGTGAGCAGTGGGCTGGTGTAGCTCTTCCACTTGTACGTAAGGTATTTGGTCAGATCGCTTCTAAAGAATTCGTTTCTGTACAGCCAATGAACCTTCCTGCAGGTTTGGTATTTTACCTTGACTTCCAGTATGGTGATACTAAGAGGCCTTTCTCTGCTGGTGAATCTCTCTATGGTACTCCAAGTGCAAACTTTGGTAACCTTGCTGAAGGTTCTCTTTATGGTGCTGGTCGCTTTGGTTATTCTTTGAATCAATTCTCTGCATCTGCTCTAACTGCAACTGCTGCATCTGCATCATTTGTTGAAGTTGATTTTAACTCAACTTTCTCTGCATCTGTTTCTGCTGGTAATGTAAAGAAGCTTGCTTTAGCTACTTCTTCTCTTGCCGCATTTAATATTGATGGTATTCGTGCTTTCATTATTAACTCTGGTTCAGTTGGAAATGCTCGTAACCTTCAGCAATTCACTAGAATCGTTGGTGGTAACATTGAGTTCTTTGTATCTGCTTCTACTGCTGAGATTCCAGTATTGAATGCTTTCACAGTATTCTATAACAAGCAAACTGACTTCAATGCTCGTGGTGATTTCGAAGACAGGACTGGTAACCCATCTGTTCCTAACGCAGCTTCTGCTACTTCTATCGTTATCCCTGAGATCAACGTACAAATGAAATCTCAAACCATTTCTGCTAAAACTCGTAAGTTAAAAGCACAATGGACTCCAGAATTTGCACAAGACTTGAATGCATATCATTCTCTTGATGCTGAAGCTGAATTGACTGGTCTTCTTTCTGAGCATATCTCTCTTGAGATTGACCTCGAAGTTCTTGACATGTTAATTCAAAATGCTCCATCAATTGAGTACTGGTCTGCAAGAGTTGGTAATCAAATCAATGCTACTGCAACTGGATTTGATTCTAACACTGCTGGTGTTTACTACACTCAAATGAGCTGGTTCCAGACTTTGGGTATCAAACTCCAAGATCTCTAATATCATCCATCAGCGTACACTTCGTGGTGGTGCTAACTTCATGGTTGTTTCTCCAACTGTAGCTACAATTCTTGAGTCTATCCCAGGATTTGCTGCTGATACTGATGGTGCAGCTGATACAATGAAGTATGCTTTTGGTGTACAAAAAATCGGTCAGTTGAATAGCCGCTATAAGGTTTACAAAAACCCTTACATGCTTGAGAATGTGATCCTCATGGGCTTCCGTGGTAATCAATTCCTTGAGTGTGGTGCGGTATACTCTCCATATGTTCCATTGATCATGACTCCACTTGTGTACGATCCTAACACTTTTACTCCGCGCAAAGGGATAATGACTCGTTACGCAATGACTATGGTACGTCCTGAATACTATGGCTTGGTAGTAGTATCTGACTTGAACGTAGTGTAACTTAG